AGACCCTCGACGCGTGTGACTGAGTAGCCAGACTCGAGCACGGCGCGGTCCCACCAATCGGAGTAGTTGAAGGGCTGCTGGCCCTTCCAGGGGGCGATGACGTTGTCGTCGCATGAGACGAATGAATCGCGCTGGACAACCCAGATAAGCTCCTTACAGGGGTGGTTGAAGTTGAGCTTGAGCTTGTTGGATGATGATGTGATTGACTCACCGCCCGTGAACTGGAGTGTCTCGATGAGATACTCGTGGGAGACCTGGGCGAACTTGCGGCGCTCATCCGTGTCGAGGTAGATGTAGTCAACATAGAGAGACGCGGCGACAAGGCCGGCCGCTGAGACACGGTCGCGGACTGTGTGGACGTTTGAGAGGACAGGTGTCTGGTCGAAGCAGAGGTTGTTGATCGTGTTGAACTCGAGGTTGATGCGGACCTCGTGGTACTGGAGCGCGATAAGAGGAAGCGCGAGGCCAGGGTTGCGGTTGAACCAGAACTGAAGAGGGATGTAGAGTGTGTATTCGGGTGAGCAGGCAAGTGACTCTGATGAGGCATTGGGCTCGCCGCCGGCACAGTAGTTGTCGCAGGGCTCGCCGCCCTGGACTAGGAGATTCACGAGCTGGGGCACATTGCCAACCATCTTGGCATAGCCGGCCTGCTTGCCAGGCTCCTGTGTAAGCTCATTCCAGATCTGGAGCCAGTCACCGTAGTGCTTGTCGATGCGCTGTCCACCGATTTCGAGCTCGACGTTCTTGACCAAGTTGTGGCCGACCCAGTTGAGCCAGCGGAACTGGGCACCAGAGCCATCAGTTGACTGGAGTGTCACTGAGGGGAGTGTCGCCTGGAGGTAGATGCGGTAGATCAAGTCGCCATTGCGCTGGATCGTGCATGTAACCTTGCGACCGAAGCCAGGGGAACCGTTGAAGGGGTTCTCGATTGACTCCATCGCGAAGTTCGTGTGGCGACGGTAAACGACCTTAAAGAAGGTGATCTGGGGATTTCCCGTTAAATAAACGTCCTGCGCGCCATAGGCAACAAGTTGCATAAGACCCCCTCCTGTCATGTTATACCCTGATAAGAGAAAAAAAATCTGGAAGTTTGTAAAAATTGCCAGATTACAAAAATCAGCCGGGGAGTAATTTTAGATCAGACTGGATAATTTAAGTTATACTTAGCCATAATTTTTTATCTGAATCTTTATTTTTTATCATTATATATCCATATTTCATATTTGTACCCTGCCTTTACAGTTGCTAATGCCTTCTCTTCGACATTTCCTCGCTTTAATTTTAGTGTCCATTCAGATTTAACTTCAATTATCTTATTCTCTGATTTTATAAAGAAATCTGGAAAGTATACATGTTTTATATGATCTATGTAGTAATTAATAATTGGAATATTTGATCGTCCTATTCCAAGATCTTCCTCATCATAGAGCTGAACTAATTCATCTATAGCTAGATTTTCATATCCTTGATATTTTACTAAATTACCACTGGGTAACATATATGTTTTATAACTATACGAGTTTGCCTCAGATTTTTCTTGAATCTCCTTATTTTGGTTAGGATGACCTCCATATTTTTTAAGACAGGTTGCTTTCCATTTATCTTGAACCTCTTTTGTTTGTTTAGGATGTCCTCCAAATTTTTTTTCAAATGCTATCTTAATTTTATCTTTAACCTCAGATGTGGACCCAGTATTTATACATCCATATTTTTTAAGATTAGTTTCTTGTTTATGTTTTTCTTTTATCTTCAAACTACATGGCTCACAATAAGGCAATCTATACAAGTTTAACATCTCGAATCTCTTGGAATTCTCTGAGCCACATATACACTTAAATTTTACTCGTAAACGCTGGTTATACTTTGGATACTCTTCTAAAACAGTGGCACCTCCTTCTAAAAGAATATCATTTAGAAGATCGCGTGTATATTTCATTAAATATAATGATCCCATTATTAAACTCAATTTTAACTAATATTGAGTTTAAACAATACATAATTTATTTATTATAATGGAAGAACCTCTTTTAGATGAGTCAATTGAATCAACAAATATAAGTCATATTGAAAAATTTCTATCTTCTCCAAAGACAATCTTAGGGATCTCTTCCTTATATTTAATAGTGTATGTAAGTTTTATTGCAAAGGAGGGTGGATTCTCTACACAATTTCTACATTTTGGCCCTGGATTTGATGATACAAATACAGCATCTTTTATTGGTATAAAACTCGACACATGGTCAAAGGTCATTATGATGTATTTTATAAGCTTTATTTCAGCACTTATGAATAATTATTATTCTTATGCCATGACGAATAATTTACATTCTTATATTTGGAATAGAGCAATTCCAAAGGTTCCTTTTAGTAAACGTTGGACGTATGTTGTAGTATTAACAGAGCCACTTCTTTTAGAAATTCTATCAATTACTAGTTTCTTTACAACACTTACCTTACAACTTCAGTTTATGATCCCTCAATTTATTGGAGCAACCATAGTAGAAATCCCATTTACAATTCAACGTCTGCGTGAAAAGGAATATGAATTTGCTTAAATAAATCTACCAAATGCCATTATAAATGTAAAATATAGAGTAAACATTGTTATAGGAATGATTCCCATCGATATATAGTTTTTATATTGTTCATCCTTTACTAAGGTTTTGATCACAGTCAATCCAAATGGACTGATTATTATATTAAATAAGGCAAAGAGTAAAAACCCTAAATTAATATATGTAGAACGAAATAAGACTTCACTTATAATAAAACTCATGTAAAGTAATATAATAAAACTTGCTATGAAAGAAAAGAATAATTCGGCATATACAATTTCTTTATGTTTTTCCTTGATCAAATTATATATATTTAGACCAATGAGAATTAGACCAGATACAAATATAGGAACAACCGTTCCACTTTGGTTTTTAAAGGAATCATAGAAGGTATATTTAGCCATACTACTATTCTTTCACATTTTACCAGAATACAACTATTTATTAGTTTTCATAAGAATATCCATGAATGCGCCTGTGCCGTAGTTACAGTTTCTATATAAATGGTGTAGTTGATGTGACATTTTTGCTCGCCCTGTATGCGAGTTTATAATGGTAGATATAGTTGCTAATGAGCCAATCAGCACAATCTGGAAAAAAGAAAACTGTAATATTAGGTGTAGTGTCATCATGGATCCCAGGTTTATAACTATAGCATCAAATGGGTGTGCGTATAATGATAATATACCAACCGTTTCTAGAACTTCATGGTGCTGTTTATGAAGAAAATATAATGCGGGATTATGACAAATTCTATGAATTGTATAAAACCATATATCTCCACAGATATAGTTCATAATAATATGAAATATCTCAGTTGAAATAGGATTATACAATACATTCACTGGTTGAACAGTCGTAATAAAGAATAATGAGAATGGTAGCCAAAAAAATACATTAATAACAGTGGAATCTAACTTTTCGATTAGTTTAGGATATTTTATATACAATTCTTTATCCATATAAAAATCATAATAACTTGCTAAGCAGTATATATATGTACCATAAAAGGGTATAATTATATTTTCATATAAATATGGCATATATTATATATATAATATTTATTTAAATTGTCACGAGTGAAAATTTCTTCACCCAAGCTCTGCTGGTTTATACTGAGAATTCAGCACAACTCTAAAGGAATATTCTTCTACATTTTATCCGGATACTCTTACGCATTCTTCATAGGGTTAAAGAACCTCTACCGAAATTCTTTATTAGAGCATGACGGATCCATTTTTTAAAATTCGTCCATCAAAAAGATCTAATCCAGAATCAAGAACAACTCTTGATACGGTCCATCAACATTATTTATCAAAGGTAAAGGATACTGGTGAAACTCTAAATACATTAAAAGAATCCTATGATACCTTGACCTCAGACTATAAGGAGGGTCATAATGATATTGAAAGATATCGGATTGAACAAGAAATCAGAACAGTCAAAGGGAAACTTGATTCTATTGATGAAAAGGGTGCGATCTTTGATTATTATTTACAGACAGGTGATCTACTCTTTCAGTATTATGACATTCAAGATAGAATTAATAGAGGGGCAGATAATGTTATCTCTGTCGCTGATAGAGCTAGGCCTGGAAGTGTGTTTGAAGCCTTAGAAAATGCTTCTAAACAAGATATTAGTGGAACAAAGATTCAACCACCTTCAAATTCTTATGCGAAGGAACAGGGTGGAGATACTCTGAGACGCGATGCTTTATTAGATCAATATTTACAGAGAATGGATCCTCATTATAACAGGCCAACAAACCATGTGGTAAATGATACCTTATTTGTATGCGATTCATGTGGAGAAGATATGAAGATTTCAATTAACGACGCCACGATTTCCTGTCCGCATTGTGGATTTCATAAACTTGTGCTTATGGATTCAGACAAACCTTCCTACAAGGATCCTCCTCGTGAAGTTTCCTATTATGCTTATAAGCGTATTAATCATTTCAATGAATGGCTGGCACAATTCCAGGCGAAGGAAAGCACTGATATTCCTGAAGATGTCTTTAAGAATATTCAGGGACAGATTAAGAAAGAACGAATCCAGGCCTCTTCCTTAAATCGCAGTAAAATCAGAGAAATCTTAAAGAAACTCAAGTATAATTCTTATTATGAACATGTTCCTCATATCTTATCTCGACTTAATGGCCATACAGCTCCAGTGATGGACCGTGAGACTGAAGAAAAACTTAGATATTTGTTTAAGGAAATTCAACCCTCTTTCCAGAAACATTGCCCAGCTGAAAGATCGAATTTCTTATCCTATTCCTATGTTCTCTATAAACTCTGTGAACTTCTTGAACTCGATGATTTCTTACATTGTTTCCCATTATTAAAGAATCGTGATAAACTCTATGCTCAGGATAAGATATGGGAAAAGATTTGTAAGGATCTACAGTGGGAGTTTATAAGATCAATCTAAGCGTATTCCGGTATGGTTGCGCTATATATTTCTAGTAAAATATATAGATTATAAGTAATGATTCTTTTTAGTATACTATATTTTAGTATCATTATTTACATATCTAGTTATTATAAGATCTTTGAAGAACGATTAAAAGATAAATCGTATATTCAAAATGTTATTATACATTTTATAATATCGACTTGTATATTTATATCTGTATTTTATTTTACAAACTTATCATTTGGTATTCCATTATTAAAGAATATTATAATTACATTATTACTAACAGATACCTTCTATTATTGGATTCATTATACAAGTCATAATATACCTGTTATAAAAGAACATATGCACTCTAAACATCATGATCTTATTAATTTATTGCCACTTGATAGCTTTTTTCTAGATTCATTTGATAATATTATTAATACACTCCTTGTTATATATCTACCACTTTTATTTGTAGAAAATTTAGTTGAATATCTTATACTTATTATTATTTCTATGACCCATTCATTATATATTCATTCTGATATTTCAGAAGAATTCATTTTACCAATGTTTATTAACGCAAAATATCATAGCTTACATCATACAATTGGAACGGGTAATTACTCTATATTTTTTTCATTCTGGGATGATTATATGGGAACTCGACTCAAAGATATACCAAAAAATACTATTAAATCAATGACACTTGAAGAATTTAATAAAGAATGTTTAAAAGGAGAAAAATTAACAATTATAGATGGTGCAATTATAGATTGTAAATCATGGGTTGATATTCACCCCGGTGGAAAATCAACGATTGAAATACTTATTGGAAAAGATTCAACAGTTGACTTTAATAAGATACATGGATCATCTAAAATGGCTAAGGAAATGTTAAAGAAACTTAAGATCGCGGATCTTTCTAAATAAATATAATACACATATAATTCAATGATAGAAATCACTGATTGTGTAAGTAAGATTCTTTCTAGAGATTTTCAAAATTCATATTCTGTATTAACATATTATGATACAAACACCGAATATACTGATACAACAATAAGAAAATACGTTCAATCAATTCTAGATAAGTTTCCAGTACTTAAACAATATATTGTAGAAAAGAACTCAGACGTATTTCTTGAAGATGATAATGAATTTAAAATAGAAAATCACTATAAAATAATAGAAGATGCTGTGGAAAAGTTTGATACTTATATTGATATCATTCTAAATTCAGAATTTAAAACAAGATCTAAGTGGTTACTCCATTATATAATAGATACAAAATCAAAGAAATATAGACTATATTTTAAGATAGATCATTCTTATGCGGATGGATATAAAATCATTGAGATGTTGATGACCCCATTAAAATTAACCGATACTTCGAATATGTTTAAGCATAGATCAACTAACTTATTTGATAGTCTTTATTATATAGTTATTGGTACCATCTTATTATTTTATAATTTTATCAATATACTACTGGAATCTTTATCTCTTACCCCTAAGACTTTAGAAGTTCAACCAACAGAATATATAAAGTGTAAATCTTTTAAATTATCTGAAATTAAAGAGCTCTCAAAGAAAAATAATATTACTGTAAATGATTTTCTTTATTCTCTTTTAGTAAGAACTGATTTTTATTATAATAATTTAAATAGATATATAGTTACAGCATCTCCAATTAATATATCTGGATCAAGGCATTTTAATAATATGGCGCCAATTATTAATAAGGTCAAAAATACAATAGATAATAAAGAATTATTTAAGAATGTTCACAATACATTTAATTCTTATAAATACTCATTGTATATACCTATATTTTCATTTATATTAAATAATATAGCACCAATGTTTCCATTAAGTGTAAATGGATATGTATATGATTCTCTTATACAGAGATGCGATTACGTGTATTCAAATATAATTGGACCTGTTTATGAGAGCATAGAAGATATACATTATCTAACAATCGCAAAAGATAAAGAAATTGTATTTAATATTATTTCATCAAAGGATAATATAAATATTATATTTTCATTCAAAGAGGGTGTTATTAAAGATAAGAATCAATTTGAAGAGTCTATATATAAGGCATATGCTTCTCTCAAAGAATCTCCGTTATAAGTTCAGGAAGTAATTCACTTGTTACTTGAAAGGGTCCCTCATAGACATTGTTAAATGTATATGAGACTGAAATCATAGTTAGTAGACCAATAAAATATTCAAGTAAAGTTATAACTATATTTTTATTATATTGAATATAATATGTCTCATAGATAAGAAACATAAGTAAAATTATAGGAATCTTATATGTTAATGCTCCTAGAATAAAATACCAGAGTGAATTCCATCCATCTGATACTCTCATATAGATAACTTCGTTATCTATCACTTAGATATTATAGATAACTTCGTTATCTATAGAACCTTATTCATCTTTCCCTTTAGAATCTCAACCTCCATAAGAAGAACCTTAAGATCCTTCTTTCTATCAGTATTTTCATACTCACTCATGTGCTTGATAATCGAGTTACAAAGAGCATTTACACTCTCCTTGTAAGCCTTTACCTTTGTAGTCATTCCCTTTGCCTTTGCGAGAATCATCCATCCAAGGTGTGTAAATACGTGTCTGCGCCAGTCTTCAAGTTCAGCCATTGTATTCGCATTCTTTGGCATCGTCATGCGATTCTTACGCGTTCTAGATACCATTCTATTTACCACTGCGTTTTACCGCTAAATCAAGAACAAACATTAAGAAGAGCCCTGTCATAATAAAGGAAAGCATCTCAAGTTGTGGATTTGCGCCTTCAGCACGATTTTCTATATCATCTAGGCGTGACATTAGAGAATCAATCTTGGAATGCATTGCCTTTATATCATCCGCACTTAGACCATGGAATTGTGATCCCTTTCCAGTGTTTGTAAAGGATGTGTCGACACGATCTGCCGATAAAGGCTTCCATCTTTGCCGGAGTTCTGGAACGGGTATTTCAGATCCATTTGACTTTCCGAAGCCTGATTGTTCGAATGATTTTGTGAAATCTGCCTCAAGCATATAGTCAGATGGATTATTCACATGGCCATTGTAAAGAGCCATTGTATCTTCCGCGGGATTTGAAAAGGGTTCTGCTCCAAAGAAACTAGGTGTTTCCACTTTCTTGACAGTCTTAGGATTCGGTAATGAATTATTTACAGTTGGCTTATTCTGAAATATAGTGCTTTCATCAAGATATGAATTTATGTCAGTGGGATCATTTGGAACTTCCTTTCCAACTGGGGGGATTTCCATCATCCTCTTTACAGCCGGGCGATCTGGATCTGTAGGAGGTAGCTCATATGCCTGAAATCCTTCTTTTTGTTTCCTTGTCCTTTTTTCCTTTGAAGTATCTAACTGTGGAAAAGCATCTTGTAAGGATGCGAACTCCATCTACGTGGATCCTATGTCTTTTCTTTGACAGATTATAACCAAGTTCTTATCAGAATGGCAAGTACACAAGAACCTGAAATGGATTTTAGTATGAGATCATGGCTATCAAATACATATTCAGTTCTTCATTTTCCTATTACTATCTTATCTGTTGTAGGTCTTCTTGTCGCAGGTACTTTCGCTGAAATGGCTTCCCGGAAGTCACTTGAGTTCTTAGATAATATTATCGGCACTAGCTTATTTTTCATTGTGCCATTTATCTTTGCTATTTCTCTTGACTGGGCTACTGGTCTCTTAGCAGCGGTAGTATCCCTTATTATCTTTACTCGTCTACAAAAACATGATTCATCTGAAGGATTTTCTGATAATGGAAATGTTGAACAATCAACAAAGATCATATCAAATCCACACAGATGGTTTGTTGAAAAAATCTTAGGTGAGAGCCCAGTGGCAATCTCATCTGATAAGATAGTGTCCTTATCAGAAAGAGATCAAAATATTCGAACATCCTCGTCTGTCTCTATGACACCTCAAGTAAGCAATCAGAGTATGTATACTTCTATGAATCTTTCACCAAGTCATAGTTCATCGTCGTCAAATAAATAGAGATATAAAGTAAGATGGATGAGCCACTAGGACTTCTAGATCTAAGTTTACGTATAATTATGGTATTAGCACTTCTAGGCTGGAATGTCTTTGAAGCTCTTTCTCTCCGGACATCCTACCCGTCAACAATGGTTGCTCTATGGGATTCTCCTGTATGGCGAACCCTCTTACTTTTAGGAGTTTGGCTTGGAGCAGAATGGTGTCCTAAGGTTGGATTTATGACAGCTGTTGCGGTGTCTATGTATATTGCGAATATGATACAAATTGTCTAATATATTAGATGAGCTTTGGAGGACCTCCACCAGCGATGTTACCTCCAAGTGGACCCTTTGAGGCATCTATGACAAAGATAGGAAGTTCACCCTATGCTCTTGCTGCTGCCATGTTTCTAATGAATATTGGTGCCAGATTCTTACCTCTTGAGGTTACAAAGGGACAAGAACAATTCTTAAATCAACCATGGTTTCGTAGATTTATTATTTTTACAATATTTTTTCTTGCTACACGAAATATAATAACAGCAGGTTGGCTTTCCTTGATTGTGATCTTGTGTGTTGGTTACCTATTTAATGAAAATAGTAGTCTATGTATTTTTGGAAAAGCTGGAATGGGAACCTGTAAGACCAAGGGCGCTGCTGAAACTCTTTCTCTTACTCCAGAGGAACAAGCGATTCTTAAGAATCTACAAGATAAGGCAGCTCGCATTGCTGATATGAATAAGAAGCCAGAGGTAAATACAAAGATTACTTCACCTTCACATGAAAAATATCAGAAGGCCTTGCGTGGATTATGGGCATAATAAATAGAATGACAATCATTATAATTGGAGTTATTGCTCTTATTATAATAATTGTATGGATTCTAACAAGACCCTCAAAGGCGATGGTCATTGTGGAACCCAGAAAACATAAATTACTCAAATATGTCTGTGATAATTTTGATGCCAATATGCCAAAGGAATGGGATCTATATGTCTTTCATGGTTTATCAAATAAGGATTATGCTAGACAGGCAACATCAGACATTAAGGGTCGCAAGGTTTTCTTATTAGCACTTGATTCAGATAATTTAACAGGAGATGATTATAATAAATTATTTAAGGATCTTTCTTTCTGGAATCAGGTGAAGGCTGAGGATATCTTAGTCTTTCAGACGGATGCGGTCTTATGTCCGGCTTCTAAGTATAAGATTCATGATTTTACAAGGTTTGACTATATTGGATGTGGATCTTATGCTGGAGCCATTGGAAAATCAAAGGAGGTTTGGGCTAATAAATATTCAAAAAATAATAGTTTCTATGGCGTGGGAGGACTCAGTTTTCGAAAGAATTCCTTTCAGAAACAATGTATTATGAAATACCCAAAGATTGATCCAGATTATCCTGAGGATGTCTTTTATTCAAATTGCGTTGAGAATTCTCCAAATAAACCTAAGACGGCAGAAGATTTAGCAAATTTCTGTACTCAAGATTCTTTTACTAGACCAAGTTTTGGAGCACATAAGACAACCTATATGAATGACGGGCATTCAGAACCATTTTATAAATTTTGTCCAGCTGCTAGAGCAATTACAAAGGATTCCTAAGGACTCTTCCATCTTATATTTATCATATAGACTCTTGCTAACTTGTTCTATACATTGTTTCATTTCCTTTTCCTGACTTTTTATAATAAGATCATGCTTTGTCTGAAGATCATCCATTGTTTGACGCATCTGATTTTGAATTGACTGGATCATTCCCTTTACATCTCGCTTTCTGTAAACAGGTTCAGATGATAACTTGAAATTGCTAGCATTGAGACGATAGATAATTGTTCCAGATCTTGTCATAATATTCATAGGCAGACCCTTATTTAAGACATCAATAAGAACAATTTTTAATTTACTGTTTTCTATAGGGAAGGTCTTAAAATTTATAGAAATTTCAGCAGGATCCATGGGTTTTCCATCTCGATAGATAAGTGTGTTAAAACACGAATCTATCCAGAGTTTAAATTTATCAAGGGATTCATTTGTCATATCATCAACGCCTGTGATAGTTCCATCATCCTTAATCCCCATAATAAGATATCCACGTCCACCATTTAGAAATCCAGCGATAGTCTCCTTATATTTTTGGAGGGGTGAGTGTGCGTGCTTGAATAACCCAGAGAATACAGAAACTTCCTTAAATTCTACAAGATTACTTTCTTGAAAGGGAAGCTTTTCGCCATAAACCCATCTCAAAGGTAACATGTGGGCTTACTAAGCACACTTGTTGCCTTGTGTATCAATTTTTATATTTATCAATTATATCATACAATATATATAATATTACACCACATAGTGCTTGTGAGTCTGCTGTGTATCCTTCTTCTACTTTTAGAGTTCCAAACATAAAATCAAATATAGATGGTCCGTAATTACAACTACTATCTATATGATGATTTGTATGTTCAACGCATGGAATTATACTCATATCAATGATATGAACAGATGAATACCAGAATGCTACAAAAATAAGGATTGTATTATCTATACCTGTTAAAGATTGTATGATAAAGATCGGCAAGAAACACATCAGATTGTGTATAAATTCAATAAAAAGTTCAACATTTCTTGAAAGATTAAATTGTTTGTTATGATGGGAGTATACATGATAATTAAGAGGATGATCGGGTAATATATGAATAAGTCTATGTAAAAAATAACTGTATAGACCAATTCCTATTACTTGAAGCACACCATTTATAAATCCTACTTCAGCTGGTATAATACGTAAATATATAAGATAACTTATAAGAGTTACTGGCCCAAAGGATCTTATAATATTTTCTAGAGTATATTTATAATTATCTTTAATCTCGGGTTCTTTAACCTCGGGTTCTTGAACATTATTTGTCATCCTATACTTAGAATAGCAAATACGTTTTATAAATAATACGGAATTATTAGATATTAAAGCTCAACGTGTCACCAACTGGCGCAGCTCTGCGACCTCTTGATCTGCGAACTCCTGATCTTGTAGAATCCGCCTGACTGTATTCATCGCTCGCAACACTCTGAAGTTCGGATACAGCTACCATCGCTGGTTGCTGTTGTGATTCTGACACCGTATTCACTGGCATTGTGCGAACGCCGATGGATTCCATCTCAGCCTTGCGAACATCCTCAAAAGTTCTTAAGATATCATCAACTCCTGAAGGACCCTTCATTTCACGACGCTGCCCTACATTCGCGGCGGCCTGGGCAAGAGGTGAGGGATTTGGAGGAGCACGAGAATTGTTACCGAAGAATCCTCCAGTCGTATCAGGCGTATCCATTGCCATGGCGGAAGCTGGCATATTAGGTGGGGCCTGCCCCCCTTGTTGCATTCCCATGGCCATTCCCATGAAATTACCAAAGCCAGGGCCAGCCTGGGCTGCGGCGGCCTGGGCCATCTGCTTAGCTAACATGGGATTACTCTTCAAGACATCATCCATTGATGGCATCTTTTGTCTGAAGAATGAATTTGAAACGTGGCACATGAATCCACTCCCAGCAACCGCCATCATAAGACGCATTTCAGGGATCATCTTTCCACGATCCTTATACTTGTCATAAAGCTCTTCGAAGATCTCATCGAAATCCTCTACATTTGTGTGAACTGATTCTGACCAGCCATTAAGTTTTATATCAAAGGGATCAAACTTGTCATTCATCCACTCAAGTCCTGTGATCGCTCCCATAAGCATCTGACGCTGGAATCTGAGAGATCCTTCAAGATTGCGAGCATCAACAAGACGGGTAAATTCCTGCTTGATTTCCTCGAGTGAGTTATCCATTGTAAATCTCTTGCTTACTGGATATCCCTTTGTCTCAAGACGCTGTAGCTTATTTAGAAATTCAATCTTCTCTTGCTTCTCCTTCTCAAAGTCACGAGGTGGAGCTGGTGTAAGTGAAATAGAAGGCCCTGAGCTCGAAGACTGGTGATTATTAAAGGGTGTCTCATCTCTTGACACGGTAACCTGTGGTAAGGCCGGAGCATTTCCGAAGTTATTTAGTTCGATTGGCTCAAGGGTATCGAATTGGATTGGCTTCATTCCCTCATCGGGCGCCGAAAGCCGGATAGGAGCCGATCCGAAACTTGGTGGCGCGTTTGTCTTTGACTGATTCGCAAGTAGATTAAGACCAAGATCATCATTGAGATCGGTCACTTCAATGACATTTCCAATTTCAGAGGAAATGTTAATTTGGTTTCCTAGAGAACCCATATTTGTAGCGGCTGACTGCATATCCTGGATACTGATGCTCATCCTTCTCCGTTCCTAATGTCTTTTTTAAAGAAGGCTTTAGACGCAGATAATTCTTGAACAGAATTATCTGCTAACAGTTGCTTGTAAAACAATCAACGGACGCAGGACGCTTTTAGAAAAAGCGAACCAAAACTAAAAGCCAGCTTTTATAAACCAGAAGTAAAAGCCAGCAAAAATATTTTTAAAGCCGAAATAATTCATCTGCCCTGTTAAATTCTCTCGGAATCCATCTTACTCCAACATAATCCATTTGTTTAATTTCCTTAAGAATGCTTATATAGTAATATGCCAAATATTCTTTTCTGGGTTGTTTCCTATATATAAGTTGTTGAATCACTGGAAGACAATCGTTTTCTAGTTCAACCGATCCTTGATCTTTTTTAATAGCATATTGAAGGCCATTTAGAATAGAACACCACTCTGATTCTCCAGAATTTTTATGATCGAAGTATGTATTTATTAATTTATGTTCTTGTAAATCTGTTGTATGTAATATAACCGCAGTTCTAGAAACATTTCCTCTAGTGAACGATCCATCAGTTTGTATATCAGCTAGCTTATCTGGTCTTAAAGTCTGCGTAAGTGGACTAAATTTAGAAGGATTTCTTAAGAAGGAAGAAAGGGCTGTTCGCATTCTACTACTTAAGATACTTTCATATTTCTACAACAGAATGTGTCAGAAGTCATATAAGGTTTTTAAACAGTTTTATGCTGTTGTTTTAACAAATCAGTTTTCCGCATCAAGGGCGTTACAGGTTTTCAAGCATAAGCCAACTGAGGATCAAATTCAGCATATTATTTCAACACAGATAGCGGGTAAGATAGAACCCACACCATACATATACTCTGAGAAGCCTAAGATTGAAATTCTTCCTATCCAGATCCCTGTGGATATCTTGTATTAGATCAATGTGTATTTTTAAGACATATTAAGTGAACGCGATCCACGCTTCGTCGCTATTGTAAATACGATAACGTATACTGGTAGGATAAAGACTCTTTAGAGCCGTCAGAATATTGTTTATAGAGTTCTGCGAGTATACAGATAATATAACATAGGGTTTATTCATATCTCTCAGATAGAGATACTCAACATTAAAGGGTATTAAACAGCGCTTCACATCATTGTTATCCCAGTCAATAAAATTTTCAAACTCCACTTCATAGTTTGTGTACCAACCCATGTTATTTGTTAACAAGACTAATAACTTTCAATTTTATTTAAATGAGCACCTATTTAAAATTTGACAACTCTCTTAAACCATGGACTCTGGAGATTCGATTGTGAATGCGGTCATTCAGAAATTTCTAGAAAGATCTGCTCTCGGTCAAAAAAAATACGGAACTACC